CCGCGCGTTTCACATCCATGCATGCCGCCGTCAGCGTCCACTCAGCCGCCAACTCGGGCCTGCCGTTGATCACTGGTGTTGCTGCCGAAGCCTGCACCAGAACGAACGGATATTTGGCCGGCGTATTCGCCGGCATCGTCACATCCACCGTGGCGGTGGTGATAGCCGAGACCTGCTCGACCGACAGTTGTAGCGCATCAACTGAGAACGTCATCGCGCCAACTTCCTTGCCGCATTCGAGAACGCGAAAATGCCACGCACCCAGCTGCCATCAGGGGCCTTGTGCCCGAACTCGATGTTCCAAGCAGCGTTGTCGTCGGTGTACAAATAGCGGTCGTTGCGGACCTTTTTAGTGCGGACTGTGCTCGCGAACTGCCCGGTGCGCCGGTGGCCTGCCAGCTCAGCAGCAACCGCAGCCTCAGCTTTCGCGATCGCGGCATCCATTTCCGGGGATGCTCCAGCGAGCCTTGCGGCAACCTTGTTGACGTTTTTGTTGACGGAACCCATCAGGTAACCTCCGCGCCACTCGCCCTCATCAGGACCGAGAAATTTGCTGTCCGCGCCGATACAGAGCGGGTCTTCGCCTCGCCCTGCTGGTCGAAGGTCCGTCCCTGCGCACCAGGCGGCCCCACATCGACATGAACAGCCGAATTCAGACCACCCGGCCACGGGCCTGCACCCAGAACGCGATAGACCGTGTTGGCACCCTCGGACAGGCTCAAGGTCTGTTCCGACACGGACACCGGCTGCACCATGCAGCCGCCCACCGTCACAGGCGTTCCGGGCTCCAGGGTCGAACCCAGCTCGTCGCGAGATTCGACCATTGGGGTGACCGTCACCACATGGGGACCGCGCTTCAGCAAAGACATGCGGTTCACCCCTGCAGATCAGTCGGCCACGAATACTGGAAACGCCGATCAGGCGGAACGTGCCAATAGCCGCGGGTCGCCAGATAGCCGTCCGTTTCCGGGGCCACTGACCCCCACGGACTCAGTAGCCGACCCCACTCGGTGTCGGTGATGTCCAGCGCCCCAGAAGCCAGCACAGAATTGAGCTGGTAGGAGTACTCGCCCTCCGTCTCAGAGGTGTACAGACCACCATCGGGGGCGCGCAGGACGCGCGCCACCGCCTCGGCTTCAATTTCTGCAACCAGCTTCTTGAACGTCACATCAGTGATGCGATCGGCAAGGTCAGGGATCCGGGCTGTGATGCGGGCCTCGACCCGTTCCAAAAGGGGGACGGTAAGATCTGCTTCACTTTCCGTCAGCCCCCGCAGAAGCGAGGTGGCAATGTCTTCAGGCGTTGCGATAGTCATACCGTCCCCCTCTCAGAATCGGTTGCCGGTCACCCGGCAGGAGTGGTTGCAGCCTCGTCCACCTTGTCGGTGTAGACGGTGAAGGCGTTCACATCGCGGATCACCCAGGAGAACATCGCCTCAACAAGGAGTGCCTCGAGGTTGTTCTGCCACAGCGGGACGGTCTCGCCACCGTCGATGAGGGTGGCGGAATCGGTGCGCTTGAAATTGATCTGCTCGACATAGCCGAGCTTCACATTCCCAGCGAAATCGCCACCGATAGCGCGGGTACCGGTGTCAGCGACGGCACCGATCTTTCCGGCCACGCCCTTGCCGTAGGCGACGGGCAGACCCATCATGGTGTCCATGCCGTCAGCCAGATTCGGGGCGGTCTGGAACACTGGGCGGCCATCAATGTCGGTGGCACCCATCAGGGCAACACGCATGCGTGGATCGGCGACGAAGCCGGTGAAGTCGTAATCGGCCTCCACCACCTTGCTGTAGCCGTCAAGCACGTCCCGGTACAGACCTCCATCCTTCTTCGCAGCGGTCCCGAGCTCGACCACATTGGTGGACTGACCCAGATACTCCACACCCGAAATGAACGAATCATTCAGTGCGTTCTTGCCGTGGATCACAGCCATATCGACCGCGCGGCCCACAGCCTGAGTCAGCTCCTCAGTGAAGGTGTCCAGGTACCCGCTGGGATTCGCAATGCGGGCTTCCTTTGACCAGTACATGATCGCTGCCACCTTGATGGGGCTGAAAGTCTTCAGGGAAGGCTTCGCGTTCACGATCGGCTTGGCTTCACCCTCGCCCACCACACCGGCAACAAGGTCGCCGGTCATGGTCATGGAGGTATTACCGGTGATCGACACCGGGGTGGTGCCGGAAACTTTCTGGATCACCGAGGTGTAGGCAAGGTTCTTCCAAATCTGGTCAACAAGCGGCTTCGGCAGAACGCCAGCCGCATCAAGGCCACTCAGAGTGGTGGCATTAGTAAGAGGCATGTTGTGCCCTTCCTATGGTTATGGTGCTCTCAGGCACCGAAGATTTGATTTGCCAGTGCGGCACGTTCGTCCACTACTGGTGCCGCCACCTGGGCGGGATCCAACGCCGGTGACTTCACCGGGTTGGTGTCGGTTTTTAGATCGGCGAGAGTTTGCGCTGCAGCCCGCCACCCTGCCTCGTCATCGCCAGTGAGGAACTGGGAAAACTTTGCGGGGTCCAGCCCCGCATCAGACAGCAGCCGCTCCTTGGCACGGGCCGTCGCCTCGGCAGCGGCCGAAGCCCGCAGCTCCTCCGCTTCAGCGGCAGCCTTGTCGGCAGACGCCTTGAGATCAGCGGACGACTTTTCGAGACCGGCAGCCTTCTCGGTCGCCTCGTCCCGCGCCGTCTTGACCTCGGCAAGCTCTGCACGCAAGTTCTGCACCAGACGCCACGCCTTCTCGGCGTCGAACTCGGCGTCACTCCCCCATGGGGGAGTCGCCTTGTCCGCCGGGGCCGCAGTGGCAACATCAGCGGGAGTCGGGGCGGGCTTTACAGCCTCGGTTGGGGTAGTTGGCTCGTCAGCCATGGGATGCCTCCTGGGCATGAAAAAAGCCCGACGCACCTTGCGCAGGCATGAAAAAAGCCACACCCGAAGGAGCGGCCTGATAGGTGGTTGGTTGGCTATTTCTTTTTGCGGTGGGTTCCGCGTCCAGCATCTTTCCCCGCAGTGCGAGCACCACGCTGCTCGAGATCCAGCACGTCCGCCGGGAGCATCGGCTCCCCGACTGTGGCCTTGTTGGCAGCTTTTCGTGCTGCCTTGCGAGCTTCTGCGTCTTCTTCGGTGGTGCGATCTGGGCCAATCTTCTTGCGTTCAGCCTGCACAGCCTTGGTGAACTCGGCGCCCCACTTCTCGGAGTTTGCTTCAGCCTCTTTGGCGGCAGCATCGTAAGCCTTTTTGGCCTGCGCGCATGCTTCCTTGCCGGGCCAGTTCTTCGACGTGTACACCGGCACCGCGACACAACGGCAATTGTTGTGGAACGCCCCCAGGGCATTCGCCTTCGAGCTGTACACAGGGCCTCGTGAGGCCAGCATCATGCAGAACCCGCAGCCCGGATTGGTGGCATCGACCGCCATCACCCGAGCCCAGCCGATGGGGCGCTTGAACTTGCGCCGTCTGGCAACCTTCTCGGCCTCGATCTGCTCCAGATCCGCCTCATGTTCGGCGATCATCCGGTCAGCCTCGGCAACAGCTGCCTGCTGCTCCAGCTCGGCAACCCGGGCAGCCTCATCAGCGGTTTCAGTATCAGACATCAGCTGCATGTCATGTAGAATGTCGGCAGCGGCAGCCAACCGATCCAGCGACTCAGCACGGGCGATCTCCAGCTCATCGTCCGGCAGCTCGGAATCCTCGACACTGTGGGCGATGGTGGCACGTCCGGCCTGCTCAACATGGCGGGTCAGGATCGTTTCAGCCTCACCCCAGCGCAGATGCTCCAGGCCACCGGCCTCACGAATCGCCCGGTTGGTCGCCTCGCGGCTGTAGGGCGGCTTGTCAGGCACCAACGCGCCCTCATTGCCATGCACGCGAGCCTCGGCATCGAGCCATTGCACAGACGCAGCCCATGCGGCCTCACGCGCCTCAGCAACTCGCCGATACGCCTGGCCTGCCAGCAGCTTGTTGACGGCGGCCTGATCATCGCCAGACGCCTCGGCATCAGCGCGATCAGCCCGCAGCCCAGCCATCAGCCAGGCAACAATCCGATCCAACAGGCTTCGATATTTCTTCTCGTCCATGTTAGCCCGTCATGGTGTCAACGTCGCGGGAGCGGGCCGTCTCGCGGGCTTTCTGCTCCGGCGACAGCCGCATGAAATCACGGGCAGTCTCAGCACCGATGACACCCTGCGCCTGAGCCTGCAAAGCGTTCGCGGCCTGCGCGGACACCGACGGGGTAGCGGGATCACGCCACTGCATCTCCAGCGTCTCCAGCCCCTCCACAGACTCGCCCATCATCTCCAGCTCCAGACGGGCAACATCCTCCAAAGCGTCGCCAAACATTTCCTGCTTCAACTCAGCCTTGGTGATCAGACGTTCCTTGGCGACACGCATCGCCTCGGCAGACGAAGGGTTGTCAGTCGAAATCCCCAGCATGGAAGGAGGAATACCAGTCACTGCGGAAATCTGCTGAGCATAAAGCTTGTAGCTGTTGACGATCTGCGACAGATCAGCACCCGCCAACTGATCGATTTTAGCGCCCTCGGGCCCCGTCAGAAGGTGGCCAAAATAGGCGGTAATCTTCTTGCCCTCATCGCCGCCAAATTGGTTGCCAGCATTCTTGCCGATGATATAACGCAGCGGCATCGATAAAAGCTCCTGGGCAACCTGAAGATTTGTCAGAGAGCGGGACGCGGCATCAGAGATCTTCACGATTTCGCGAATCTCAGAACGCCCATGATCATCACCGAGCCGAGTGCGGTTCAGCATCGGCACCACAGCAGGACGGGTTGCGCCCGTCGCACGCCGCTCGACCAGCTTCCACAGCCCCGATCGGGTACGCACGTAGTAGTCGTTTTCGCCGGGCAGATAGTGGCATGCCATGTCGTCGCCGTTGGCCTTGAACAGCCGCAGCGCTTCAGCAACACCGCCCATCGCGTCGCGGGTCACCGCCATACCGCGCGCAGAATGTGCCGTCACACGCACAGAATCGCCGTCAGACGACACCAGCCAGAAAGCCTCACCCTGTACAAGGGCTTCGGTAATCGCCATCCGACACGTCGTGTCCAAATCGTTGGCCTGCCACCAAGTGCGCAGCAGCTCGGTAACCGCATCGCCATTGTCGGACTGCACCAGATAGCCCTCGGGGGAAAGGACCTCGGCAAGCACATCGACAGCCATCTTCGGGAACGGCGCCACCATCTCGATGATGCGGGCCTGAGGCGGCAACGAAATGCCGAGCGCATCAAGGCGCACTTCATTTTCGTAGTACCTCTCCAGCTGATCAAAATCAGGGCCGACCATCGGGGCGCGACGCACCAAATCATCAAAAGCCATGCTCACCACACCCCCCACTCGTTGCCCGTCGCACGGTCCTCCCACTCAGGGGAAGCCAACACAGCCCGGTAAACCATCCGGGCACCAATCACACACACAGCCGCATCGATCTTTTTCGGCGACTTCGGAGATTCCTTCTTCACCGAAAAACGGCCACGCAACTCATTCACCCGGCAATTGCCGACGTGCTTGGACGTGACCCAATTCCCGTCATGGGTGAACGCCCCGTCCTGAATCTCAGACAGACACATTTCGGAAGCCTCAGCAAACGGATACTGATGGGAGCGCATATCCCACGCAATCGGCCCCGGTTCGCGACCACGAGGCACCGCCCACAGCAGCAGATCATCACCGAACTCATCAGGCCATGAAGTCTTGACAAACGACTCAAATTCGCGCACGTCAGCCCAGAACGCCACCACATTGAACTGATCGAAAGTTCTGTGCACCGCCCCATCGACAGCGTTCGTGTCGATCACGCCAGTGGCCTTGTCCGGAGCCCATACACCCACCGTGAACACGTGCCCATCAGACATGCAGCAGCCCACCAGAGCCGTGTGATCGTTCGACTTGGAGCCATCAAAAAACAGCACCACATCTTCGCCATCGACAAGCTTGCGAGCAGGGTTCGCCAGCATCGACCACTCCTGCAGCGACACCCACGCATTCTCGGCAGCATTCGGCTGATTCAAGAAGAACCTCCGCGCCCGAGACTCAGGAAAATTGGTCTGCCAGATCTGTTGCTTAATCGGATCGATATCCACCCACGGACAATCCGAATACACCTGCAGAAGGCCCTCAGTCAGCGAGATTTCGCCATCCTCAGGATCATCGTGCAGACAAGTGTTAGGCGGGGCAATCACCGCGTCATAAAGAATTTCGCGGGTCGCCCGCGATAAGCCTTCCTGCTGCTCACACCATGTGGTGAACGTTGACTCAGCCACCGAATCAGCACCAGGCATCCACGCGTTCGACGTTTCCATCACCCGAGAGCCGGTTTTGGCGACATTCTGGGTCAGAGTCTCCGACAGATTCACTCCACCGGTGCCCGGAGTCCAATGCTCCGTCTCATCGCCCACCACGAACGAAGCCTCAGTACCCTCAGCAGTCGGCGCGGAACTGGTGATCTGCTCCAGCTTGCCGCCATCCTGCGTATCCACGAACGTCTTGCCGACCTGCAAGCCATAGCGGCGGGCAAGCCTCGAACGCTTCGTGCACATCGCCCGGACCATTCGCATTGTGTTGGCAGTCTGGCGCTCCGACGTGGCAGCAACCTGCACAAGCGGCAGCGCCATCGGACGCCCCACAACCCCGCCAGGAGCCTCAGGATCGAAATGGTCAACCCGACACGGGCCCAACAGCTCGAACAGCGCCATTACCGCAGCAAACGGCGACTTGCCGGAACCCTTCGCCAGCCTGCGCACCAGGCGCGAAAACCGCCAGCGCCCACCCTCATCGACGGCGTAGGCCCACAGCAGGAACCGCACCTGCCCCTCAGTGGGACGAAACGGCTGGCCAGCATGCGGACCATTCGGCTGCACAATGTTGTCGGTGATCCACTGAATCGCACCCCAACCCAACGTCAGCTCAGGGATGCCGTCCGGCAGCGTCTTCAGTCGCTCGCGAGGGGGCTTTAGCTGACCTTCTTGCCCTTCAGCCGCTCGCGCCACTTCGCCATCTCCTCCACACCAGCCGACACCTGCGCGCCAGACTCTTCAGGACGGGACAACTCGATCTGCAAGCGGCGGCGATCACCCTCGGTCAGCAGCAGCGACGACAGCGAAGCCATGATTGTTGCCAGCATTTGGCCACTACGCCGAGGCTGCTGCTTGTAGTCGCTCAAGTCCTCCATCAGAGACCACAGAATTGCCCAATCGCTGGGCTCATAGAACTGCGATTGGCCGGAAACCTTCGCGGCCCGCCACACACGCTTCGCGATCGGATGCCAATCCTTCGACTCAGCAGGGATGCGAACCTTCAGGGCACCGTCAGCTTTGGTGATCTGCTCAGATTCAGCGGCAGCGCGGTGTCCGCGTCGCTCATCAGCACGCTTGGGGACTGGCCCACGAGCACCCATCGAGTCACCCTCCCAACATGGAATATTTATTCCATCCGTTTCGTCTCAGCGGCTTCAAAACTCGGGCGATTTCTGAGCGCCTA